CAGGAGGTGCTTTTATGGAAACTGTAAGAAGTCACGACCACATGAGCGGCAAACGCAACGCGGCAGCCGTGCTCGACGAATTGGAAGCGGCACTCGGGCCGGTGCGGTATCCGGCGGCCGGCGTAGCGCCAGCGCAGCCGGACGACGCACCGCCGACGGCCGCCTTGCCGGAGTTCATCGCCATCGGGGATCTCATCACCAAGGCGCCGGCCGAGCCGCCGCTCCTGGTCGGCGGGACCGGCGAGGACGGCCAGCGCAATGCTTTGGTGCACCGGGGCGACAAGGTGCTGCTCGGGGCGGAATCGAAAGCCGGCAAGACTTGGTACCTCATCCAGAAGATGCTCTGCATCTCGGCCGGCATTCCGTTCCTCGGCCATTCCACGACTCGGGGCGTGGTCTTGTATGTTAATTTTGAGCTGGCGCCGTGGGCATTTGCCAAACGCGTGCGGCAGGTGGCCGAGGCCCTCGGCCTGCTCGACGGCCAGGGCCGGTGGCGGGGAGCCCCGCCCGACTTCCTGGTGTGGAACCTGCGCGGCGTCCCGGGCGGCTACGACATCGAGAACCTGGTCACGATCGCCGAGGAGCGGTTCAAACGTCGCGGCCTCGAGCTGGCGGCCGTCGCCCTCGACCCGCTTTACAAATCCTACGGCGGCCGGGCCGAGAACGACGCCACTGACATGGCCGCGGTCTTTGAGTGCATCGAGCGGTTCGGCGCCCGGCTCGGGGCCGCGGTCTTCATCGCATCCCACTTCGCCAAAGGTGACTCGGCGGCCAAGGCCCAGATCGACCGGATCTCCGGCTCGGGCGTCATGGCCCGAGACCCCGACTCGATCCTCACGCTTTCCAAGTTCAAGCAGGAAGGCGCCCCGGACAACTGCTACACCTTCGAGGCCACGTTACGTAACATGGCCAGCCCGGAGCCGGTGGTCATTGAGTTCGACTTCCCGATCTGGAAGGTCCGGCCGGATCTGGCGGCCACCGGCAAAGGCTACAGTCTCGAAGACCTGGCCAACCTCCTGCCCACCGATCCCGCGGCCGGATTGACGGCCAATAGCTGGTTCGAGGCGGCCGCCGAGCAGGGTATCTGCGGCAAGAAAACACGGTTCCTCGAGCTGAAAGATCAGTGCCTGGAAAAGCAGCTTGTTCGGTTCAATTTCGGCCCTCGAAACGCCCAGATTTTCAGCCGAAAAGCGTAGAGGCCAAGGGAACCAGTCAAAACCCATGAATCTGAACACTTTAGACCCAAAAAACCCACTGGTTCCCGCCCCTATAGGTATGGGAACCAGTCAGATTTCGATGCCGGAAAGCTTCAGCGGAGTCGCTAACGCTCCCCGCTTGGAAGCATCCCGGCTTTTCATCGCCCTGCCAAAGGGCAGCAAACCAAATCCGGCCGAATAATTGGCCGCCTCACAACCAGAAAACCATGACACATGATGACCTCAAACAGCTCGGATACATTCAACAACCGGACGGCAGTTACTCCCGGCCGAACAACCTTGTGGTTGGCCGGATTTCTCACGCCTTCCCTCAACGTCCTGCTCGGCCAACATTGGACGATCTTGAACCGCGAAAAGAAAAAGGCGAGGAACGCATTACTCTGCGCATTACTCGCAGCTCAACGCGACTGCTCGACGCCGACAATTTCGCAGGCGGTTGCAAACCTCTCATCGATCAGCTCCGTTACGCCGGCCTCATCCCGGACGACTCGCCGGAAAAAGTCGAAATCACCTTCACGCAGAGGAAAGTCAAAAAAGGCCAAGAAGGGACGTTGATCGAAATCATCGACCGGATTCTTGACACCTGTCTTGACTGACACCTTAATCTCACAACATGTCACGTGACGTTAAGCGCAAGGTCGGAAGACCTTCCAAATATTCCGAAGAGCTGATCGACGCCATTTGCCGGAAGGTTTCCGAAGGCCAGGCTTTGCTCCACGTTTGCGAAGAGGAAGGGTTTCCGACTCAAACGACAGTGTTTCGTTGGTTGAATGAGAAGGAGGAGTTTCGTGAGAAGTACGCACGCGCACGAGAAATCCAGATCGAACGAATGGCGCTTGATGCGTTGCGCATCGCAGACGATCCGAACGAAGACCCGCAATCTCGCCGGGTTCGCGTAGACACTCGAAAGTGGATCTTGAGCAAATGGGCGCCGAAACGCTACGGCGACAAACTCGAGGTCGAGCAGACAGGCGAACAAACCATCCGAATCCGCATCGGAGGCGATCGGCCGACGGAATTTATCAACGTCAAATCGCGGCCGGTCTTGGCACTCGAAAACGCTATTGAGACTGACGCTACAGAGGAAACCGAAAAGCCTGTATCGCAGTGAATCCGGCCTTATTGAGATTACTCTGTAGAATGTGCAAACAGACTCCCAAAGAACTAGTGACTAGAGCTGTTGTATCGAGTTATGGCCCAAAACCGGCCGTTTCGGCCGATCAACCTATCAACAGAAAAATATGCCTGCTGACCTAACCCTCGTGCCGCGGCCGCAGTTCCGCGACTACCTCGAGCGATCCCAACGCTGGGCCTGCTTGGTCGTCCATCGCCGCGGCGGCAAGACCTACGCCGCGATCCAAGACCTGCTCTACCGGGCCCTGTCCATCGACCGGCCCGGCCCGCCGCCGCGGTATGCCTACCTGGCGCCGACAAGGGACCAGGCCAAGGACATCGCCTGGGGCTACGTCACCCAGTTCACCGGCCAGGTTCCTGGCGTCGAGATCAATCGTGCCGACCTGGTGGCCGCCCTGCCCAATGGCGCTACCATCCGGCTCTACTCGGGCGACGCCTACGAACGCCTCCGCGGCCTCTACCTGGACGGGATCGTCATCGACGAGTATGCCGACATCGACCCCTCGGCCTGGCACTCGGTTATCCGCCCCACCCTGTCGGATTACGGGGGCTGGGCCACGTTCATCGGCACGCCCAAGGGCCGCAACCAGTTCTACCGGCTCTGGTGCGACGCCCTGGTCGATCCGAGCTGGTACACGCTGATGCTCAAGGCCAGCGACTCGGGCATCCTGCCGGCCGAGGAGCTGGCCTCGATCCGCAAAGGGACGCCGGCCCACGTCTTCGAGCAGGAGATGGAGTGCAGCTTCGCCATCGGCCGCCCGGGTGCGATCTACGTGCGCCAGCTCGAGGCGGCCCGCGTCGAGAAGCGGGTGAGCTCGGACGTGCTCTGGTTCAAGGAGCTGCCGGTGTACACGAGCTGGGACGTGGGGGCGCCACTGAACCAGAAGGTCTGGATCTGGCAGCTCATGGGCGACCGCATCAACTTCCTCGAAGCGATCAGCGGCGACGACGACTGCAAGACACCGGCCGACTGGGCGGCCCGGCTGCGGGCCAAGACCTACGCTTACGGGTCCCATTTCCTCCCCCACGACGGCGGAGGCGACCGGGGCGGGCTCTGGCAGGACGGGCTCACCCGTGCCGGTCTGGTCAACGTGGTCCCGGTCCCGCGCCAGCTCTCCGTGTGGGACGGCATCAACCTGGCGCTCGATGCCTTCCCCCGGGTGCACTTCAACGAAGCCGGGTGCCGCGACGGCCTCGACGCCCTCGACGCCTACCGCAGCAAGGAGGAGAAGGACGGTGTCACGATCCGCGACGTGCCGGTGCACGATTGGTCGAGCCACTACGCCGATGCGTTCAGCCTGGCCCACCAATCAATTAACCGGGGCATGGTGGTCGATCGCAGCTCCATCCCCCGCCGCGGCAAATGGGGCCGCCGGCCCACAGTGCGCACGGGTATCCGCGGGACAATCAAGGTCAAGCGATGAACACCTTCTCCGGCCCGCTCCCGCGGCATCAATACGTTTGGGTGGACACGGCGTTCACGCACAAAGAGCCGTGCGGCTTTGTGCCGGCGGTATGGTTCGCTCTCACGAGCTGGCCGAGCCGGGCGTGGGGCTGCACGGTCATTTTCGAGACCGGGGCCTGCTACCGAGGCCTGCCCCCGCATGCCTTGGCCTACCGGCCCGACCCGGAGCCCGGGTGGCCGATCGAGAAGGCCCAGAGGTGGGACTGCTACGGCTGGGGCTGGGCGGCCAACCTTTACCCCTACCTCGAGGGCGTGGACGTGACCGTGCGTGCCGGCCAGGAGGAATACGAGGGCGAGTACCTATTCAGCGTGGCGCCGGTGGGCGATGCGTTCTCGGCCGCGCCGGACCAGAGCAAAGAGTTTACCTTCGCTCGGCTCGACAACGGCCGGCTCACCATCCAGCCGACCGACTACGTACTTTTCCACGAGAAGAGCTTTACCGCGCCCGACGGCTGGCCCCGGGGCATGAAGCGAAGCGACACGGTCTGGAGCTGCGAATGACCCCGGCCGCCCGCATTGCCGCCATGTATGCCCGGCACTTACCGGAGGAGAATTTCTGGGCCGATGTCCTGGCTTACCTCGAGATCGGCGCCTTGGTCGTTTCGACGCCCACCCACTTTATGATGGCCCGGCCGATCGAGCGGGCCGATCCCCGGCCGTGGGATCACTACGCCAAGTATGACAACCCCGACACGTGGCTGGTCTGGGCGGCGGCTGGACCTGGGGCGGTGTCAGTCAAGACATTTTGCTTGCAACACATGCCCTATCCACTAACGTGGGCCGCATGGGCTCGCCGCGACGGGCCGCTGAAGTTTCACCGCATCGATTACTATGAACAAAGACCAATACGGAATTGACGTTCCCGCGCTGCCCCGAATGCTTCGCCGCTTGGATGCGGTGTGCTTGTGTCGTGGTGGCGGTGGCCGGAGTGTTCGCCGAGTTTCCTCGAACAACAACGCCGCCCAGCAGCAAGCGGCCGCCCAACGTGCCGCCCAGCAACGAGCCCAGGCGCAAGCCGCCCAGCGTGCGGCGGCTCAACGTGCAGCGGCCGAGCAGCAGCGTATCCGCCAGGAGAACGAAGCCAGGGCGGCCAGGCAAGCGGCCGAGCAGGAGCGCATCCGCAAGCAGATGGCCGAAGAGGCCGCGGCGGCCGAGGCCGAGCGCCAGCGCCAGCAAGCCGAGACCGAGCGTGTTGCCGCGGAGAACGCGAGCTATGACCAGGCTCGGCAAGTCGCGGCCGTGTCCCAAGCCTCGGCCCCGGCGGAAGGGGCTGTTTCCTCGGCAGTCGCCGATCGGTCGGCGGTCATGCGTCGCCGGCGGGGCCGCCGCACGTCGATCTTGGCCGGTGACACCGGCAGCAACTTGGCGGCCACGTCAACCCTCGGATAGCCATGCGCAACTACGACTCTTCCAGACTCGACGTGACCAGCCGCCGGTATTTCGGCGGCGGTGGTGGCGGCGGGGGCGGCAACTCCGCGGCGGCGGCCCAGCAGCACGAGGCGATGATGGCCCAGATGCGGGCCCAGCAAGCGGCCTCCGAGCGGCAGGCTGCGGAAATGGCGAGGCAATCCCGCGAGCAGCAAAAGCAGATGGAGAAGCAGCTCGGCATCATGGAGCAGTCCCGGCTCGACGCTTTGGAGTCGCAACGAGCCCAGCTCGAGCAGATCAAAGCCGGCCAGGTCAAACCCGACCCGGTGGCCCGCGTCATGGACGACACCTCGACCGACCAATCGCAACGCCGGGCAGCGGCCAGCCGGCGCGGGCTGCGCAAATCCATTTTGGCCGGCGAAAGTAGCCAGGCACCCTTGACCACCGGCCCGGACACCCTGGGCTACAACTGACCCATGCAACCTCCACGCCCCGGCCTTGTGTCTTGACTGACACCTCCATGAAAGACGATCTCGCCACAAACATCCTGCAACGGCACTACGAACTGGTCGGCCAGCGGTCCACGTGGGAGACGTTGTGGGAGGACATCGCCCGGTATGTCATGCCGCGCAAGGCGGGGCTGTTCACCAAGGACAGCCAGCCCTCGGTCGAGGACGAGACCTACCTTTTCGACGCCACGGCCGTGCGGGCCAACATGGTCTTGGCCAACGGGCAGCTTTCTTGGATGACGCCCATGGAAAGCCGGTGGTTCTCCCTCGAGCCGCCGACGGCCATGGAGAGCGAGGACGCCATCAAGCAGTGGTTCAAGCGTTGCACCGAGGTGGTGCACGGCGAGCTGGCCCGGTCGAACTTTTACACCGAGATCCACGAGCTGTACCTCGACCGCGGGGCGTTCGGCACGGCCGCCATCATGGTCGAGCAAGGCCGCACCCATGCGTTGAATTTCACCAAGCTCGACATCGGATCGTTTGCCGTGAGCGAGGACGAAGAAGGCTACGTGGACACGATCTCCCGTGAGTACGAAATGACCGCCCGCCAGGCGGCTCTCAAGTTCGGCCCCGACGCCTTGAGCGACCCGATGAAGGCCGACCTGGCCAACACGAAGAGCTACCGCAAGTTCACCATCGTGCACATGGTCTACCCCCGGAGGCCGGGCGAGATCGAGCGTGGCAAGAAGGACGGCCCGAACAAACCTTTTGCCTCGGTTTACGTGGACAAGGCGAGCAAGCACGTCCTGCTTTCCAGCGGGTTCGATGAGCAACCGTTTTTCGTCACCCGGTATCTCAAGTGGAAAAATTCCGAGTGCTACGGCTACTCCCCGAGCTGGACCGCGCTGCCCGAGGCTCGGCAGCTCAACTTCCTCGAGAAGCAACTCGACAGCCTGGCCGAGCTGTCCGCTTTCCCCCGAGTGCTGATCCCCGCCGGCTTTGACCAGGACATCGACCTGCGAGCTGCGGGGATCACGTATTTCGACCCCAACAACCCCAACGCCCTGCCCCGGGAATGGGGCACAACCGGCCGCTATGACATCGGCATGAACCGTGCCGAGCAACGGCGCAACGCGATCAACGAGGCCTTCCACGTCGATCTCTTCAAGATGTTTGCCCAGCTCGAGAAGCAGATGACCGCCCGGGAAGTCATGGAGAGGAGTTCGGAAAAACTGATCCAGTTCAGCCCGACCTTCGCTCGCATGACCACCGAACTGTTCAATCCGCTCCTGCGCCGTGTCTTTGCCATTCTGGCCCGCCAGGGAAAGTTCCCGCCCCCGCCCCAGCAGCTCGTGATGATCGGCGCCATCCCCGAGCCCGAGATCAACTACAACAGCCGCATCGCCCTGGCCATCCGCCAGCTCGAAAACTCGGCCTTCATCCGCACGAGCGAAATGCTCCTGCCCTACGCGCAGATCAAGCCCGAGATGCTCGACAACTACGACTTCGACGAGATCAGCCGCGATATGGCCCGCAACGACGGCCTGCCGGCCCGGTGGCTCATGGACGAGGAGATGGTTGCCCAGCAGCGTGCCCAGCGGGCGCAAGCCGCGCAGCAGGCCATGCAGGCCGAGCAGCTCGAGCAAGCGGCCTCCGCTCTCGGCAAAGCCGGATCGGTGCGGCCCGACAGCATGATCGCCCAGGCCATGGGCGCAGGCCAGACGCCTCAATGAAGCCCGACGACAAACAGGCTGCACTCAACCGGGAACGCGAACGCCAGCGCACGATCAACGCCTACCACCGGGTTTTCCTGGGCGAGGAAGGCAAGGTCATCCTCGAGGACCTCAAACGGTCATTCGCCACCGATTCCCAGGCCTTTTCGGCGGCTCAAGATTTCAACCCGATCCCCGCCGCCATCCGCGACGGCCAGCGAGGAGTCATCCTCCACATCGAGGCCATGCTCCGGCGCCAGCCGGCGGCCGATGGCGACATCGAAGAACCCAAACGAAAGGTGCTCAAATGAAAACCAAACAACCCCGCAAAGGACGCGAAGTCTTGACTGACACCGTCCCGGCCGAAACCCCCGAGACCAGCCAAGCCATCGTGCCGCCCGAGATGGACCCGATGCTCGGCGACAAGACCCCGGCTTACGTCGAGTGGCTGCGCGACAACGCCCCGGTCGAGTTCCAACGCCGCTACGCCGGCCGCCGCACCCACCTCGGCTTCACCCCCGCCGAATAATTTATGGACACCGCAACCGCCGCCCCCGCCGAGGCTTCGCTCCTCGATACCGGGAGCAACACCGAGGCCGCGCCCACCGGCGCGGAGACCGCCAACACCAACAACGCAGGGCTCTCCCCGAGCACCTACGTGCAGCCGGACGGCACGCTGGCCGACGGGTGGACCGACCACCTGCCCGACGACGCCGTGCCCTACAAAGAGACGCTGGCCCGCTACAAGACCGTGCCGGACATGGCCAAGGCCCTGGCCCACGCCAATGCCCTGGTCGGCCGCAAGCTCGGCGTGCCGAACGAGAAATCCACGCCCGAAGAAGTGGCCGCCTACCGCAAGGCGCTCGGCGTGCCCGAGTCGCTCGAGGAGTACGATTTCACGCCGGCCACGGTGCCCGACGGGTTCAACTGGGACAAGGACGCCATGAAGCCCTTCGCCGAAGTGGCGCACAAACACAACGTGCCGCCCGGCGCGATGAAGGAGCTGGCCGGGCTCTTCGCCCAATACGAGTCGAGCAAGCTCGATGTCGTCCAGGGAATGTTCGACCAGCAGCGCCAGGAGGCCGTGGCCACCTTGCAAAAGGAATGGGGCGGCGACTTCCAGAAAAACCTCTCGGTGGCCAAGCAGGCCGCCAAGATCGCCGGCGTCGATGCCAACAGCTACGGCTTTGCCGATCCCGAGGTCGTGCGCGGCTTTGTCCGCATGGCCCAGATGATGAGCGAGGACAAGATCGGCCGCGGCTTGGCCACGCCCGAGATGATGGGCGGCAAGGCCCGGGCAACCGACATCATGCGCAACCCGGAAAACCCCTGGCACGCCCGCTACCAGCAAGGCGACGCCGAGGCCGTGGCGCTGGTCACCGGCCTGCTTAAGCAGGCGTGAAAAATCGCAGGATAGAGAAACGGTATATTAAAATGAGCGATACACCTGAAGCAGATAACGAAAGATTCAATGGCGTAGAAGGCAGCATGCCAGATGTTGTAACCTACGAATTTGCTCAAAAATTGGAACGCGAGCGTGACGAGGCGCGGGCAGAGCGTGACGGTGTTGCGGGGTCGATGGCCCGCATCATGGTATTTGTCCAAGAGGTGGAACGCCGCGCCGAAGAAAAGATGCTGCTTACGGGCAAGCTGGAGGGTGCCCACTATGCAGCCATGAAGCAAGTGGCAGAGGAGTGGAAAAATTCCGAAACATGATCTTATGGGAGTTGCTTTACCAGCGGGCTATGTGGAGGTAAGAAAGGGAGTCTATGGCTATAGGGACAACCCCATCAGCCCCATAAGCTGAAGTTCCGGGTTCGACCCCCGGTCCTGCAACTTTTTCGCACAAGTGTCTTGACTGACACCGGCGGTTCGGGTAATCGTCGCAGCAGAACGCAGACACCTCCGAGTTGGAGCCTGCTTCCACAAGCCCGCAAGCCGAAGACCCCACCCGGGACACTCGGTAGGCCGAAGGGAGCAACAACCAACTAAAACCCAAACTCAAGGAGGAAAATCCCATGTCTGCAATGACTCAAATCCCCGAGCACTACACGACACAGTTCGACGCGAACTGGCGTCATTTGGTGCAACAGAAAAATTCGCGTCTTCGCGAATACGTCACGCTGGATTCCATTTCCGGCAAAGAAAAGAGCTACAACCAGCTCTCCGAAGCGGCCATGCAGCTCATCACGAGCCGCAGTGGCGAAACCCGCATTTCCGACCAGGCTACGGCCAAGCGTTGGATTCGCCCGAAAGCCTACGACACCGCCAAACTGTTCGACGAATTCGACGAGCAGCTCCTCGGTGAAGTCGTTCTGCCCACCAGCCCGGTGGTCCAGTCGCACGCTGCGGCCTACGCCCGCACCGCCGACCAGGTCATCATCGAAGCTCTCGGTGGCGCGGCCTACACCGGCGAAACCGGCGTCACCGCGACTGTGTTGCCTAACAGCCAGAAAGTCGGCGTCAACTACGTCGAGTCCGGCAGCCCGGCCAACAGTGGTCTCACCATCGCCAAACTTCGTGCGGCCAAGTTTATCTTGGACGCGAACGACGTTGACGAAGAGGAAGAGCGCATCATCGTCATCAGCGCCAAGCAACTCCAAGACCTGCTCCGCACCACCGACGTTACCTCGGCCGACTTCAACTCGGTCAAGGCGCTTGTCGATGGCAACGTGAACACGTTCATGGGCTTCAAGTTCCGCAAGACCCAACTCTTGCCGCTGAACAGCTCGACCGACGTTCGCTTCGCTTACGTCTACGTGAAGTCCGGCATCGTGCTCGCCGAGCGCGGCCTCAAGACCCACATGGACGTTCGTACGGACCTCTCGCACTCGTTGCAGATCCGCTCGGTCGCCAGCCTCGGCGCTACCCGCCTCGAGGAGAAGAAGGTCGTCGAGATCGCTTGCGACGAATCCCCGTAGTCGAAACCACTAACCATCAACTAGGAGACCACTAACATGCCTATCTTCAACACAGCAGAAGCTGCGAAGCAAAACGACGCACTGCTCGCCAACCGCGTGCAAGGCAACCTCGCCACCGGAGACATCCGCTTCATCGAGGCCACCTACACCGCGACGGGCACCGAGGCCGCCTCGGGTGACATCATCGACGTGACCGACGTCCCTGTCGGCGCGACCGTGATCCCCGAGCTGTGCCGCGTGTCCAACGAGGCGAACATGGGCGGTTCCGCAATTGCTATCCCGACCTTGGGCGATGCCCTTGACGCGGATCGCTATAGCGCGACCAGCGTGTCAATCAACAGCTCCACGGCCGGCAGCCAGGCTTTCACGCCTGCTGTTGCTACCAGTGTGCTGCCTCGCCACGTCGTGACGGCTGCGACCAAGCGCATCCAGGCTGCGCTGACTCGCACCAACGCGATCACCGCGGGCAAGAAGATCAGTTTTCTGATCGCTTACCGCTTGCCCTAAACGGCAATTCACAACCCGCTGGCAGACCGGGCAATGTCTGCCACCTAATTTATTATGACGGACGTGCAGATCTGCAATTTGGCGCTGGCACGCCTGGGTGACGCGAAGATCACGACACTCGGTGACGCGACCGCCCAAGCGCAATACTGCACGCTTTTTTACGCCCAGACGGTCAAAGAACTTCAGACCGATCTGGACTGGCAATTTTGCCGCAAGCTGGCCTCGATCACGGCCGACGGCACGCCCCCAGCGTTCGGCTACGCCAACCGGTTTGCTCTGCCGGCCGATTTCCTCCGGGTGCTGCGCATCAACGGCATCGATGAGGACGAGAATTTCGGCAAGTGGGAGATCATCGGCGGGTTTATCCACACGTCGCTGACCGGCCCGATCCAGATCGATTACCTGGCCAACGTCACGACGACCACACTTTTCCCTCCGGTCTTTGTCGAGCTGCTCACCGCCAAGCTGGCCGCGCACTTGGCCTTGCCGCTCACCGGTTCCAAGGAGCTGTTTGCCCAGATGGCGCAGATCTACGGCGAGTCGATCCAACGCTCCAGCGTCACGTCACTGACCATTTCCCAGGCCAAAGACCGACCGGCCGCGACAATCAGCAACGAAGAGATTTGCCGCCAGGCCCTGCTGCGCATCGGCACGGCCGAGCAGCTCGGGCCCTCGACCCAGGGCATGCTCCTGGCCCAATCGCTTTTGCCCCAAGTCCGCGACCACTTGCTGCTCACCGGCTCGTGGACGTGGGCCAACAAAGCCGCCGTGCTCACGGCCGACACGCTTTGGCCGGAGTTCAAGTGGACTTACGCCTACACGGTGCCCTCGGACTGCCTGCGCATTTACCGGGTCAACGACACCGGCTCGCGCACGCCCGAGGCTTCCTGGGAAATCCAAGGCGGCCAGCTCCTCACCGATGCCGAGAGCGAGGCTCCGGCCTGGCTCACCGGCCGCTCCTACGCCGTTGGCACGGCCGTGACCCAGGGCAGCTTGGTCTACCGTTGTCTCACCAACCACACGGCCGGCACGTTCGCCACGGATCTGGCCGCCAACCGGTGGGTGCTGTGGACCGGCGGCGTGCTTTGCGTCGAGTACATTTCCCGGGTCACCGACCCGACCAAGTTTGACAACGGCTTTGTCGAAGTGCTCTCGACCATGCTGGCGGCCAAGCTGGCCGTGCCGGTCGGGGCCGACGTGGACAAGACCCGACTCTTGGCCGCGGAGGCCGACAGCCTGCTTAAAACCTCGGCCATGCGCCGGGATTCGACCGAGCGCCGGCTGCGCATCAAACCGGCGTGGGTCGATAGCCAACTTATCCGTTCGCGTTATGCCTAAATTCGACTTCTACCCCAGTTTCAACGCGGGCGAGGTCTCACCGTTCATCGATGCGCGGACGACGCTCGAGAAATACCGCTCGGCCTGCCGCACGCTGGAGAACTTCCAGATCCTGCCCTACGGCGGGGTGGTCCGGCGCCCGGGCTTTCGCTTTGTCGGCGAGACCAAGCGCAGCGCGACCCGGTGCCGTTTGGTCGGGTTTAACTTTTCCACCACGACCCGTTTCATCCTCGAGATGGGCGTGGGGTATATCCGCTTTTGGCGCGGGGTGGCCGGCGGCGGCGAGCAGATCTTGAACCCCTCGAACAATTTCCCCCTCGAGGTCCTCACGCCCTATGACGAGGAATCTTTGCGCGAGCTGCAATTTGCCCAGATCAACGACATCATGTATTTCGCGCATGCGAGGTATCCGGTCTACAAACTGTCGCGTTTGGCCGACAACAACTGGACCTTCGCGCCGATCGATTGGTACTACCCGCCGCTGCGGGACGTGAACATCGGAGACACCACGATCTCGGCCAATGGCACCAGCGGCACCGTGACCCTCACGGCCTCGACGGCCATCTTCCGCCCGGGCCACGTGGGCAGCCAGTGGCGCATGGAGTGGCCGCGGACGATCACCTCAAGCAACATCGATATCGACATCACCGCGGCCCACAACGTGTCTCCCACGATCGACGTGAAGGGCGCCTGGGACTTGACCACCTACGGCACCTGGGATGCGACGGTCCAGATCCTGCGCACGCCCTCCGACGACTGGAAGGCTGGCCCGCTGGTCCTGCCGGTGGCCCGCGTGGGCACCACGGCCACGGTCACGCACACCGCCCACGGTTTTGCTACCAACGACCGGGTGCATTTTTCCGGCAGTGCCGCCCCGTTCAACACCACCACGGCCGTGCAGATCACGGTGATTAATGCCAATAGCTACAGCTACACCGTGGCCAACTCCGGCGCGGCCTCCGGCAACGTGCGGGTCGAGAACATTTCGCAGATGGAAATCGTGCGCGAGTACGACTCGAACAGCGACCGCAACATCATCACCTCGGGCAACGAGCTGGAACGCTGCGGGATCAAAATCTATGTCAAGGCCTACACGTCGAACACGAATGCCCGTGCGACTTTGACCGTGAGCAACCAGACCGTGGGCGGCCAGGTCAAAATTGCCACCGTGGCCTCCAACGGCCTCACGGCCACGGCCGACGTGCAGGAATGGCTCGGCACCGACGCGCAGAGCAACCGCCGGACCAAGCTCTGGTACGAGGCCGCCTTCTCCGGCGACCGCGGGTATCCGCGGGCCGTGGCGTTGCATGAGCAGCGGCTTTGCTTTGGCGGCGTCACCGCCGAGCCCAACACCCTTTGGTGCTCGGCCCTGGACGATTTTGAAAACTTCGAGACCGGCCCGAATGCCGACAACGCGGTCAGCTTCACCCTGGCGGCCTCGGAGGGCAACCGGATCAATTGGCTCTACTCCCAGGCCGACCTGCTGGTTGGCACGTCCGGCGACGAGTGGACGGTCGGCTCGGCCGACACGGCCCAGGCGCTTTCGGCGACCAACATCCAGGCCAACCGGCAGTCGAGCTACGGGTCGAAATACATGCGGGCCGCCCTGGTCAACGACGTGCTGCTTTTCGTGCAGCGCAACGGCCGCAAGGTGCGCGAGCTGGTCTACGAGCTGAACAAAGACGGGTGGATCGCTCCGGATCTGACCCTCTTGGCCGAGCATATTACCAAAGGCGAGATCGTCGAGATTGCTTACCAGCAGCAGCCGGACGCGATTTTGTGGTGCGTGCGCGGCGACGGTGTGCTGCTTGGCATGACTTACGAACGCGACCAGAAGGTCATCGGCTGGCACCGGCACGTGACCGACGGCACGATCGAATCGGTGGCCGTGATCTACGGCATCGGCACCGAGGACGAGGTCTGGGTGGCGGTCAACCGGGTGGTCGATGGAGCCGTCAAGCGCCACCTCGAGCGTTTCCAGCTTCAGTGGCGGGATCACCTGGACAACGAGGACGTGAACAATTGGCGCTACCTCGACAACTATGTGACCAACCCGCCCAATGAGTTTGCCGTGCAGTCGGTCACCCTGCTCGGTGGCACCAAGCTCGAGATCATCCTCGACGAGGACGACTTCACCCTCGAGCTGGCCAATGGCGACTTGATCACCTTCCGGGATGTCGGCGGCACGACCCAGCTTAACGGCACCTTCCGCCTCAAAATCGATCCGCTCGATGCCTCGCAGTGGATTTTGACCAACCCGGACACCGGGGCCGACATCGATGCGACCGGCTGGGGCACCTACACCTCCGGCGGGATCGCGGCCTTCGAGGCGGCCTACCCGATCCAATCGATCACGCTCTCGGGCTCGACGTTGACCCTCATTCTCGACGACGTGCTTTTCGACACCGACTTCACCAACGGGGCCGGCATCCGTTTCGAGGCCGTGGGCGGCATGACGCAGCTCAACGGCACGTGGACGGTGCAGG